GAAAAATATTATTCTAAAATTGATCCTAATAAGTTATTGCATCTAGTACATAGATTCGAAAATGTATCTAAAAGGATTAATATAATTCCTGAAGAACACTTTTTACAGTGTTCTTTTATGTGTTTAGAGAAAAATCAAACATTTAAACCTCACAAACACATAGAAAAAAATAGAAGTTATTCTAACCAAATTGCGCAAGAATCTTGGATTGTTGTACAAGGCCAAATAAAATCAATTTTTTATGATATTGATGATTCTATTTTGGCTGAAGTTATTTTAAATCCAGGAGATGCTAGTTTTACTTTATACGGTGGACATAACTATTGTATATTACAGCCAGATACTGTTGTTTATGAATATAAAACAGGCCCGTATGAAGGTATAGAATTGGACAAAGTTTTTATAAAAGAATAAATCATGATTATAGGTGATGATGTAATTTTAGATAAAGATGTTTGTTTTAAATATCCCGAACAATGCTCTATTGGAAATAGAGTAGCAATTGATAAGGGTTTTTATTGTACAACAAAAATAACAATAGGAAATTATGTTCATATAAGTCCATACGTAACATGTATAGGTGGAAAAAATAGCATATGTTATATGCATGGATTCAATAATATAATGGCGGGTGCGCGTTTAATATGCAGTTCTGATAGATTTGATGGTTCCGGATTATTTGGAGCGCTGATACCAGATAAATTCAAAGGTAAACAAATAAATAAACCAATAATCATAGAGCAGTTTGCAAATGTTGGTACAAATTCTATTGTGCTGCCTGGATCAACATTGAGAAAAGGTGTTTTATTGACTGCTGGAAGTCTATTAATCGGGGATACAGAAGAATGGGGTGTGTATAAAGGATCGCCAGCAGTTCTTGTTAAAAAAATAGATCCCGCATCAACAATAAATAACTATAACCTATTAATGAATGATATATTATAATTTTATATATCTTACATACTGGTTTTGTGGAATTATTAATTTATGAATTTTGATATAATAACTAAATTTGAAAATGAGATAGCAAATTTTTTTGGATCTCCTTATGCTATTGCCGTAGATTCATGTACTCATGGAATTGAATTGTGTCTGCGAATGCAAAATACTAAAAAAATTATAGTTCCAAAACATACATATCTTTCCATACCATTTTTGGCAAATAAATTAAATATTGAACTTGAATGGAAAGATGAAAATTGGAAAGATTGCTATTATCTTACTGATAATACAATTGATGCTGCTGTTCTTTGGAAAAAAAATAGTTATATACCGAATACATTTATGAGTTTGAGTTTTCAATATAAAAAACATTTGTCATTAGGCCGAGGTGGTGTTATACTAACTGACAACAAAGATGCAGCGTTATTATTAAAAAAAATGTCATATGATGGAAGAGAACCAGACAAACCCTGGAGAGAACAAAATATTAAGATATTTGGATATCATTATTATATGACACCAGAAACAGCAGAATTAGGTTTAAAAAAATTGCCTAATGCAATTAATACCGAACCAGTTGAATGGACTATAAATGACTGGCCAGATTTAACAATGATGGATATTTTTAGGAAATAAAAATGAAAAAAAGAGCTTTAATTACCGGTATTTCAGGACAAGATGGAAGTTATTTGGCAGAATATTTATTGGAACAGGGTTATGAAGTCTATGGATTAATTCGTAGACATTCTGTAGCCGAAAATCAAGATGAAAGAATTAAGTATATACATAGCCAGATTCATACTTGTTATGGAGATTTGTCTGATCCATATTCTTTACAGTACGCATTCAAACTAAGTCAACCTGACGAAATCTATAATTTAGCGGCCATGAGCCATGTAAGAATTAGCTCCGATATGCCAGCGTATACAATACAAACAAATGCAAACGGTGTTTTGAATATGTTGGAATCTTATAGATTATTTGCACCCCAAGCAAAATTTTATCAAGCAAGTTCATCTGAGATGTTTGGTAACAGCGTAGAGTCAAACGGAACACAAAATGAAAATACACCAATGCATCCTGTAAGTCCTTATGGCTGCAGTAAATTGCTTGGGTATAGTTTAGTTAGACACTATCGTCATGCCTATAAACTTCATGCATGCAATGGAATTTTATTTAACCATGAATCTCCCAGACGCGGCAACAATTTTGTTACTAATAAAGTAGTAAAAACTGCTGTAGAAATATTTAAAGGAAAAGCAGAAAAATTAATATTAGGAAATTTGGATTCTTATAGAGATTGGGGTCATTCTAAGGATTATGTGAAGGGAATGCACATGATCATCAATCATGATAAGCCAGATGATTTTGTTTTAGCAACAGGAAAAACATATTCTGTTAGAAACTTGTGTGAAATAGTATTTAATAAATTGAATATGAATTATACAAAATATGTAATTCAGGATGAAAAATTTAAAAGACCTGAAGAATTGAATTATCTGTGCGGCGATCCAACAAAAGCAAAACAAGTTTTGAATTGGGAGCCAACATATACTTTTGAAACTTTGATTGATGATATGTTAAATCACTGGTTAAAAGTAATTTAATTTGTAGTCGGAAATGGTAGTCAAATGCTTGACTATAGTGTTAATGTTGGTACAATAATACTGTGAAAAAGAAGAAGAAAAAGAAAAAGTCAAAGCCATCTGATGCCGATTATGTAGATAATCAGGCTCTGTATGGTGCTTTAGTAGACTATAAAAAAAAGTGTAAAGATGCAGACTCCAATGGAAAAAAGAAACCAAAGCTTCCAGATTATATTGGTGACTGCATACTAAAAATAGCAACCCGATTATCATATAGACCAAATTTTGCAAACTACCCATATAGAGAAGAAATGGTTTCTGATGGTGTACTAAACTGCATAACCTATATTGATAATTTTGATCCAAAACTTTCAACCAGCCCATTTGGTTATCTAACCCAAATATGCTGGTTTTCTTTTGTTCGTATAATAAACAAAGAGAAGAAAGAAAAATACACACAATACAAATTTGCAGAACAGCAAAATAATAAAGACTTCCAAAATTGGTTTAATGAAGTTTATGCTGGAGTTGATGTAGGACGAAAAGATTTTTTTGGTTTAACAGATTCAGACATGGAAAGATTTGATAAACTCTGTGTACCAAAAAAAGCTAAAAAGACAAGAGCAAAAAAAAATCAATTGGATATCTAATTAAATGAAGTGTGTTATTTTAAATGATACCCATTTTGGGTATAAAGCTGATTCCCCAATCGTATTAGAATACTTTCTTTCATTTATGGAAAAACAACTGTTTCCTTATATGAAAGAAAACAATATAACTACACTTTTTCATTTGGGAGATGTATTTGACAGAAGAAAATACATCAATTTTAAAACATTGAATGAAGTTAGAACTAGATTTTTTGAACCCTTGCGTGATATGGGAGTCAAAGTTATTGCAATATGTGGCAACCATGATACATATTACAAAAATAACAACAAAGTAAATTCATTAGATGAATTAATTTCTGGATATGGTAATTGGGAGATATATTCAGAGGCAACAGAAATAAAAACTAGCTCAGGGTGTGTGGCTCTTATTCCGTGGATTAACCCAGAGAATGAAGAAAAAACCGCAGACTTTATAGTAAACACAACCTGTCCAATATTATTTGGGCATTTAGAATTATTTGGATTTCAAAGTATTCGTGGCATATGTGTAGAGCAAGGTTATGACCCGAGACATTTTAATAAGTTTGAATACGTTCTTACTGGTCACTATCACGTTAAGTCTAGTCGTGACAATATTCATTATTTGGGTACGCAATACCAGATGGCTTTCTCGGACGTTTGGGAAGACAAGGGCTTCCACGTATTTGACTTCAAGGATCGTACTTTATCGTTTATTAAAAATCCAAGAAAGCTTTTCTACACGCTTGATTATAACGAGGACGAGCCACAAAAACTCAACTATGAAGATTTTAAAGATTGCTATGTTAAGGTCTTTATCAAGAAGCGTACTAAGGCTCCAGCTTTTGAAAAGTACGTGGATAAATTCTATGAGGCAGGCGTGGCAGAATTGGCAATAACAGACGAAGTAACAACTAATCCAGAATTGGTTGCTGTTGATGTCCACAAAGATACACTACAGTTATTGCACGAAGAAATAGAAATAATAAATGACAATTCTGTTGATAAAAAAATACTTGCCAAGATTATCGATGAGGCTTATAATTCGGCATTGTCAAAGGATGAAGAGTGATTGAATTTTTAAAAGTCCGATTTAAAAACTTTGGATCGTTTGGAAACAACTTTTCAGAAATTGATTTAAACAGCAGAAAGACTGTTCTTGTCACAGGAACAAATGGACACGGCAAATCCTTTGCTCTGTTAGATTCTCTGTGCTTTGGGCTGTTTGGCAAACCGTTTAGGCCAATCAATATTCCGCAGTTGGTAAACACGGTCAACGGAAAAAATTGTTTAGTTGAGATAGAATTTAAAAAATCAAATTCTCATTATCTCATTAGAAGAGGCTTGTCTCCTAAAATTTTTGAAATACACAAGGATGGCAAACTTTTAGACCAAAATGCCAAGTCTAAAGACTACCAAGAAATGTTTGAAGAACAGATCCTGGGATTCGATTACTCTGCCTTTAAACAGGTCGTAATCCTTGGTAAATCGAACTTCATACCATTTATGCAATTGACCCCCATGGAGCGAAGAAAGATCATAGAAGGGCTCCTAGAACTTGATATACTTGCTGATATGAATGTATATGTAAAGGGGCAGTTGGGATCTTTAAAGGTAGATATTGCTGAACAAAATAGTCTTTTAAAGATTTTTCATGAAAAAATTAAATCTCAAAAAGAGTTTATTGAACAAGTAAAAACCAGTAATGCTGGAGATATAAAAATTCTTGAGGAAAGAATTTTACAGTATAAAAGTGAAATAA